GAGAAAGGAAGAGAAGAATAAATTATCTGTGACTAATAAAAAAGATTGGAAAGTCTATTGTGAAAAGACTTTTAATAATTTAAAAGCAAATGCACATAGATGGAGATCATCAACTAACTGGGATAGAGCTATCACACGAGATTATTATATCGGTGTCTTTGATTGTGGAAATCCAAACCCAACTGGATTGATAAGTGAGAATGCTTTTCATAATAAGTTGAGTAAGGCTAAAACAGTACAAGATCATTGTCTATCGCCACAGTTTATTGGTCGAATGATTATGGATAATCAAGACAAATATCTAAGTGACTACGAGATATTTGAAAAGATATTTTGGTATTCATGTCGAACAATCATAGTCACACAGAAAGAAAATGAGGCACTATCTGATCTTACATCTAATCGAGATAATAAGTATCAAGTGTTAGTTCCCACCAATATGAAGTATAATTCTTTGAACATATCATTATATAAGAAACATGAGACTAAAACTCAATGGAAACACTCTCAACCAATCGAATCAAATATATTAGACGTGCCTAAAGAATTATTAGAATATGAAAAACAATATCTAGTCAATTAAAAAACTGTCACATGGGGTGGTTGCTATACCGCCCCATTTTTGTATAATAGTGTATATACGATTATTACTTGAATGACTCTTACCTTAAGACCACATCAAACCAAAGCTGTTAAAGCAATGCTTCGTAATACTAAAGGTCAAATCATTGTTCCTACTGGTGGTGGTAAGACTATGTGTATGATTGAAGATGTCAAGAGACAGTTCAAGAGTCCAGTTATGAAGACTATCGTAGTTGTTGCTCCTCGTATCCTACTTGCTAATCAATTATCATCTGAGTTTCTAGAGCAGAATCTTGATGGCAACTATAATGTTGGTATTGCTGTTGCTCATGTTCATAGTGGAGAAACACATCACTTTAGCACCACAAATAGTATTGATTTAACACATTGGAATAGCACTAATCCACATAATCACAAATTAATCTTTACTACCTATCATTCATTACATAAGATACAAAATAGTATGGTAGATGTTGATACTATCTATTTTGATGAGGCACATAATTCAGTTCAGAAAAACTTTTTCCCTGCTACTGAACATTTCTCTCATCTTGCTAAAAGATGTTACTTCTTTACTGCTACACCAAAGCACAGTCGTTCACCTGTCAAGGCGGGTATGAACTGGCCAGAGTATGGTCAAGTGATATGTCAAGTGCCTGCTCCACAATTAGTCAAAGAAGGTTACATATTACCACCTAAAGTAGAAGTATATCAATCAAGAATACTACACAAAGATGAGTTAGTTGCTGATCGTGATTGTGAGCAGATGATTGACTCGATTGATAATCTATCTAAGAAAAAGGTATTGATATGTGCTAAGTCAACTAAACAAATCATTGCTCTACTATCTCAAACAGATTTCATTCAAGAGTTAGCAGATCGTGGTTATTCTTGGATGACCATCACATCTAAAACTGGCGCCATCATTGATGGCGAAAAGGTAGATAGAGAAGAGTTCTTTAATACTCTCAATGCTTGGGGAAAAGATACAACTAAAAAGTTTGTAGTTCTACATCATAGTATTCTATCTGAAGGTATCAATGTCAATGGATTGGAGGCAGTTCTATTTCTAAGAAGTATGGACTACATAGGTATATCTCAAACGATTGGACGTGTAATACGTCTAGGCGACGCCACAAAGACGTTTGGATTAGTTTGCATACCTGTCTATAGCAAAGTTGGAATTACCACTGCCCGCAAAGTTGAGGCGGTTGTTGATACTGTATTCAACAAAGGCGAACCAGCCATTTCAATAGTAAACAATTAGTCAAATGAAAGATCAAAACTCAATAGATGTTAAAGAAACATCAACTCAAAAATATGAGAGAGCATTGGATCTCTTTACTGAGTCAGTGTTAAAACCTGACCACGATTTACGAGGCTGTGCTCATAATCAAGGTTGTTATAAACAACTTATGGAGATAAGAGAACACGTCTTAGAATATCTTAAAACATTAAAAGAAGTTACACATCACACAAATGCTGATGAGAGTGATGAGTTAGAAACACAAAAATTAATTAACACTAAAAAAGTTTATACTGAGAAGGAATATTGGGAAGGCAAAGTTCCTGATGACCAATTTGAATCATATGTCAAAATGTATGGTTATGAATACACACCTGTGACAGTTGATAAACCTACACAAAGAGCTCGCCATTCTGATCTAGACGCTCTATAATGATAATGGGAAACAAATTGATCTTAGTTATCAATTTTGTTTCTCGCACCCTATTATACATAATCATGGACAAAATTAAAGAAGAGTGTATTACTCTAATTGAAAACTATTACTGTCAACGATTAACTGAACTTGTAGATATGAAAATGTATGATGAAGCGCACGCTATCTACGAGGAATTTGCTGTTAAGTCTGTTGATGAGCCTATCGAGTGGTTCTTTATGAAAGATGTTGAAGATGATGATAGTACGAGATCGAAACTAAAAGATTAAAACTAACTCATGAGCATTGCTTACAATCCACGAGTCAACGACTATGTAGTATGGACTACAGAAATGGGTCAAGTTCATCAAGGTTGGGTATATTTTGTTGCAAGTGAGTATGAACACAAAAGAGGTTGGCCAAAACCTACGAGATATATCTCTATCGAGATTGATACTAAACCTCGCTCCGAATGTGATTTAAGTACATTTTTTCATAAACGTATTCATGTGTGTCTATGTTGTTTTGAGCATAATTGGAATGAATTAAAATTAATCAAAAAAAGAAAGAGTAAATATGATGACACTATAATATGGGAATCGAACATGACAATGTATTAGTGTGCCAGTTTTATTAGTGTCTATCTTTTATTGATTTGTTGATTTGATGAACTAATATAGAGTCATAAATCAATGGAGCAATTTATGGCGTATTGTGATTCATGTGGGAACTTTGATAAATCCCACGCTGAAGAGGTTGCAGATTTAAGTGATGAAATTTATAATCCTGATACTAAAGAAAATTACCAACCAGATTTATATTACTATTGGGATAGTCCAATAGAAGAGGATTACAACTGGCGTGATGCCCTACCAAATGCTGATTGTTTATGTGAGATTTGTTTTGACATACTCAATTCAGAGAAAAAAATCAAATGGTTGTGCCAATAATATTAGTGTCACATCAAAGGTAGATTACTCAACTCTACCGATTATAATATAAACATACAAACGAATTTCTTTTTTATTATGCCACTCTACACATCATACAGCGAAGAGACACAAACTCAAATCGAAGAGTTCTTAGAAAATACATTTGGTTGGGATGAAGATGAGCTTGTTGATTTTATTGAAACATACGGCGAGCAGAAATTCAAAACAGACTTTGAAGATTATGCTGCTATGGTAGATGATATGGGTATTGATGTTGTTTCAGCATTCTTAGAGAATTTTGACATTGCTGACGTATCAAACTGTCGTGACGCCTATCAAGGTTGTTATAGAAGTGGTGCTGAGTTTGCTGAACAAATAGCAACCGATTGCGGCGATATTGGTAGAGATATGTCAGGTTGGATAGAGATAGATTGGGAGAAGAGTTGGGATAATCTAAGTTATGATTATGTAGAGTCTAATGATGGACATATCTTTAGTCAAAACTTTTAAACCACTTTAAAAAGTGGCACACTATCGGTGGATTACTTCTATCCACCGATTATAATGAAGTATATCAAACGAGGTTTCTATGAACTCAGGTACAACATCTATCAAACTCAACGATATGTTAACAGAATTTGTTGACTATGTTTATTCATTCTATGGTGCTCCTGATGCACTATATCCTATGGGAGCAACCAAAGCAGATATTATTGGTGCTACCTATGATTATCTAAATGCTGTTACTACTCTCAATAATGAGCATTTCACTTGGGGCGATGGCGACTCACTCGATAGAGAGAGAGTCAGAGATTTCTTAGTTAGAAATTATGGATATTCTACTGACTTTGATGGCGGTAGTCTATGGGTATTTGACGGAACTTCATTAGGTTAAGATTATGAAAACTAAACAAAAAGGACTCAATATTGATGTTACTAGAGGTCAATACATGATGCTCTATAACATCATGTGTGAACATAATCAAATGGTTAATCCAGAAGCAAATCCAGATTTTGATTTGCAAACTTTCGACAATCTATTTCAAGCAATCACAATGGCAAAGGAGACTTATCTATCATGAAAAAATTTGTAATTCAAGAAAAATTTACAGGTTATGCTGAAGTTACCATTGAGGCAGATACTGAACAAGAGGCGATTGATTTATATAACGAGGGCAGTTATGATGATGATGCTTATATACAAGATGATATGTACTATGACTTTCAATTTGATTCAATTAAGGAGGCAGATTAATGAAAACAATTACATTAACTGATGAACAATTTGATACTCTATTTGAGTATCTTGATGGCAAAGTAGAATCTATTGTTAATACTTCAGTTGACTATCAAGATAGTGAATTGTTAGAGGATTTCGAGGATTTATTTGAAGTACATGATATATTAGAGAATATAAAAGTAGAGCATGAAAGGAAATTGCTAGCAGCAAGGGC